ATACGGGGTATGGAAATAGATATTGTTAGGGGTTATGCAGATACTATGTTGAAGTGGTCTAGGAAGCTAGGCGACTCTATGTACGCACCTGCTATTGATAAAGCAGTTAATGGGGTTAAGACTGAAGCTGAGAATGCCAAAGACGATACCTTGTATGCAGTAGCTAGAAACATTGAAAGCCAAAGCTCTTTCTACCATAACCCTACGTTTAATAAGTTTATCCACGGGGCTACAGCGCTTAGTTATTTTGAATACATTTCAGGCAACTTGTCGTCTGCGCTTGTTAACTTAACATCTTTACCGTTGTTGGTATTGCCTATGTTGGGTGGTCGTTTTGGATTTACTAAGACTAGCGCTGCTATGTTGGGCGCTCATAAAGTAGCATCTGATTGGGTGCTAAAAAACAACAACATAAACCCACGCTACAAAGCGTTGTACGACATGTTGCAAGACCATGCGCAGTTAGAACATACAATGGCACGGGAGTTACTAGAGGGTCGCCGTACTTCTACAGGCCAAGCGTTTGGTTTAAAGGCTAAAGTATTGGATGGCTTGTCTATTCCTTTCTCCTCAACTGAAAAATATAACCGTGCAGTAACCGCCGTTGCTGCGTATGATTTGGCTAAAGCAAACGGATTCTCAGAAGAAAAAGCTTTACGTCTGGCATTAGATACTGTTAAGGATGCACATACTTCAGGTATGGCAGAGACTGCGCCTAAGTGGATGCAACACCCATTAGGTCGTGTGTTCTTTACCTTTAAGTCTTTTGCATGGAACAGTGCGTTTGTTGTAGCCCGTTCATTCCATCAGGCATTTAAAGGAGAGAGCCCAGAGGTTCGCCGTATCGCCCGCCGTCAGCTTATTGGTATGTACGGCATGGCTGGTGCCTTTGCTGGAGTTAAGGGTGTACCTTTCTTTGGCTTGGCAGAGACTATTGCACAGATGATTAACGCTCTGTTTGGTGACGATGATGAGCCATACAACTTTGACGAAGACATGCGTGAGTTCTTTGGTGAGCTCCTGTACAAGGGTCCTACAAACTTCTTTACCAATCTCGAGATAGCTAACCGTACCGGTGTGGCTCAAGACCTAGTATTCCGTGATGACCCACGCAGTATTGCTGAGCACGGCTATGTTCTGTCTGCTATGCGTAATGCTTTCGGTCCTGTTGGTTCCTATGCAGTTAATGCTGAGAACGCTATTAAGATGATGGGTGAAGGGCACACTGAGCGTGCTGTTGAGGCGCTGGTACCTAGCTGGATGCGTAATGGCATGAAGGGTATGCGGTACATGACTGAGGGTGCGTTGACCTTGAAGGGTGACCCAGTCGAGGAAGATATTGGTGCCTACAACTCTATGATGCAGATTATTGGTTTCTCCCCTGCATCCCTGTCCTCTACCTACGAAAGAACCTCAGCCGCCAAGGGTTACGAGAAAGCAGTAGCCGAGCGCAAGCAGAAGCTATTGAACAAGTACGATATGGCACAACACGCTGGGGATACTGACCTAATGGCTGATGTACGGGAAGATATTAATAACTTTAACTCTAAGCATGCTGGCAATCAGATTACTAGCACCACATTGCTTAAGTCTAAGAAAGCTCGTGAAGCCGCAGAGAAGAACATGATTAACGGAGTTACCTTCAATAAGAAGATGAAGGGTGAGATCCAAGAGAAGTTCTTTAGTGATGAAGACTAAAAAATAGCCCCCGCCGAAGCAGGGGCTTAAAGCTTCTCGGTGTTAGGAGAAGAGTGCGGGGCCAGTATATCATCAACTCTCCACACTCGTAAACCGTACTTGCCCTTCTCCACCACTTGTTTGCATAAAACCGTCACCCCAATACGCTTGGCTTCGGCTTTAACAAAGCGCTCAGTAAGCCGCCTATCTATGCAAGGGATGAAGAAGGAAGTACCAACCTTAAACTTATTCCATTGAATCAGGACTGGTAGGTTCAGTATCGTTAGCATTTAACAGTACGTTCTCATTAAAAAATTCTAGTTTTGTTGAGTCAAACCAAATAGCGTTTACCGCCGCTTGGGTGTTTGCAATCGTGCCAGCAGTCATACGTTTCTTCTTCATTCCTAGCAGTGCACCGCTCTTACGGTACGGCAACATAGATTCTTCAAAGTTAGCTTGGTTCTTAGAGCAGTCATCACGGAAGCTCTTAACCACGACGTAGATGATCTTAGTGTCAGGCTCGTAGCGAATAGTCAAAGCACCTTTAGGTTCACGAATCGGACCATGCTCCAGCCCTGTACGTCCATCACGGTTGCCGTTAATAACCAGCGTTTCATGGAAGTGACGTTGCAAGAAGCCACCCAAATAGTCATCGCTATCAAACAGATACTCACGGTTGCGTAGACGGGTTTCTTTAATCAAGTCCACTGCATAGTTAAATACAGGCTTAATTGGAATGTCGTGCAAACCTAATGTCTTAGCAATCGTACCGCCAGCTATCGCAATCGTAGCCATGGCAGACCAGTACCGCTCGGTGTTCTTAATCTCTGCGTGTGCGTCTACCCGTTGTTGGATCTCTTGCATCTTGGCTCTAACCATAGGCAGTTGGCTTACCAGTGCTTGAGAGTACGGCTCAATAGCATGCCCGTAGTTATTCATTAATTTACCAAAGTGATTCTTAGACCATGATGGGTCGTCATATGGGTCAGGCTTAATATGCGGCTCTAAAATACGCATTAACTCGCCTTCTGGAAAGCTCTTTATAGAAAGCAGTGAGTCAGTTACAGAACGGTTGGATGAACTTACCAAGCCCAATGCCCACTTAGTATGGTTCAGACGCTCCGTATTTTCTTGAGACTTCATACGGTTCTTGCCCCTACCTGACGTTACGTCGTATACCTGATTAGACATTTGCTCAGGAGGCATATTGGTAATCTCGTCCAGCGTAGCGCACAAGTTGTTCATGGTACCTAGTCGTTGCATACGTGCGTTGTACGTGTCCTTGGGGGACATCATTAGTTCTTTAGGGCGTCCGTAAATCGAGTTGATAGCTTGTAGCACAGTTGTCTTACCGCTTCCAGACTCACGGCTAAGTAGATTAAGGAGGAACCCATCAAGATTAGTAAAGCGCATGAGCATAGAACCAAAACCCATAAAGAAGCCAAAAGCCCTTCCTTCCATGCCTTCACGTCCGTAAGCATTGATAACATCTTTCCAAACATGGAAGTCTCCTTTAGGTTGTAGTAGTGGGACAAGCGGCAGGGTTGGTGCAGAAGGCGGACTATATACCGTCTCAATAGCACGTATTTCTCTGTCGCCTACAAGGATTGCGCTTTCGTCATCTAGCCAGCCAAACTGTTTGTGCGACTTCTCTGCTTGAGAAACGGCTTGTAGTTCCTCAACCCATCTTGTTACGTAATTCATAAGAGCGTCCTGTTTTTTACCTATTGCGGTTACACCGTGGGATGCCACAGTGCCCATGAATTTTTCTTTAGATAGCACGTCACGCAAGGTCATGATGAACTCACGCACTCCGTCTTTTGGTAAATGCAGTCTTAATAAAAGTGTCTCCCCATGGTCGGGGTCATTCATACGCTTCACTACATAGAAGTCATATGGGTACAGCAGTTCCTCGTACTCCTCACCGTCTCTGTCTTTTGCACGATGGTATATACCGCCGCCTTTGCCACGGAAGAACGGATGTGGGTATTTAGGAATGGTGTAGGTTCTAAGCTCGTTAGTACCCTTCTCAATATCCATTACTTCTTCGGGTTCTTCAGCCTCGACAATCTCCTTGCCTAGTTGGATTGGAGAAGTAAGTTTGTGTACGCAACCTTCACAGCCAGAAGGATTTAGCTTCTTAAAGGTTTCGCAAGTGTAGGGGCCCTTAGTCTCATTGGCTTTCCTATCAGTATCTTGTGCTGAATACTCAGGGTGATTCTTAGAGAGCATGTGGATGGCTTTATCCCTGTCCACACAAACTTGGGCAATACTTAGCCCTGCTCGCCAAAGAGGTTCTTCTATTGTGTCTTGGTTTTCGTAGATGTGCAATAGCTGGTTACAGCCCTTCTCAGCCTTGAGCATTATGGTTCTGAACCTAGACTCACTGCTACCCATTAACGCTAGTGTGATTGCATCCATTGGGCGACGGAACTGCGACTTCTCTAAAGCTTTGAGTACGTCTTCCGTAGGGGCAAGAAGTGTCTTAATTGAATCTACTGGCACAACTGGCGCTACCATCAATACTTCCACCGCAATCGGGTTCAGTATGTCCTTGAGGTGCATAGTGCTTGGCACACGCAGAATCCTAGCCGCATCAGTAGTTACCGCAGGGTCAGCCTTAAAGTCATGGTCAACGCATAACTTCTTTAACTGCTCAGCGTAAGACTTCCAGTCAGCCCTAGGGATTTCTTCGTCTAGAACCCAATATACGTGCGCACCACGACCCGATTTGATAATGGTAGGCTTAGGTAGGTGTGTCGCCTTACAGAAGCTTTTGAGCGCTGTTAAACCGCTATCTATGTCAGCGTATGGCTTACCCTCACCGCAATCAATGTCGAGAAAGAAAGACTTTAAAGCTACCGCATTTGTAGCGTAGCGACCTTGGTCAGCAGAGGCAAACTTAGCCAATGCAAAGAAAGAATTAAAGTTATCATCTACTAACTTGTCTGCTTCGGCACTGAGTTCTTCAATGCTTGATACGAATTTTTGCCTTATGTCGCCTTGGGCATCGTTGCCCCAACTGCAATAGCACTCCCCGTTCTGTAGGGGTGGTAATACCAAAGATAGAAACTCTGTCCTTGAAAGCATAGCCGTCCTAAAAGCCGTCGTTGTTATAAAAAGGAATGGGCAGGAGTGCGACGGCAAACACTCTCTTCGGTAGCTAACCTAGCCCCCCTCATAAGCTTTACTTCAATCTTGTAATCAGTTTTTGCATCTTCTCAGTATGCTTGCTTGATACTCGGCTCTCGCCTCTAAACCATGAATACACCGTCATTCTGCTAACTTTAAAGAAGTCAGACACGTCAGTTACGGGAATATCCTTATCAATACAAACCCTACCAAGCTGAACACCCAGCGAACTGGGGTCAGCGGCTTTTATCTGATTAGCTAGAAGGATGGAATATCCTTTTGCCATTACTCTTCATCCCAGTCCGAAAGGATCTTAGATAAATCTTTCTTGGCGGCAGGAGCTTCTTCCTTCTTTGCCGTACGCTTAGTAGGTTCTTCAACCACTTCAGCCACTTCTACTACCTCGGCTTGAGCTTTGACTTCTTCTTTCTTAGCTTCTAGCTTAGCTGGCTGTGGTGCCTTATCTACTTCAGCGACGCTCATTGTAATCGCAGAGATTGCAGCTGGGGTTTTCCCTTGGTCGATAGCCATGGTGTGCTCTGCTTCATCCAATACACGCATCGGCTTGAAAGTAATCTTAGGAGTAGCGGCTTCAGTATCAAAGCGCATCTCGGTAACTACCGCAGTAATAGGAACACCCTTACTACCAATCATCTTTGCGTATGTCTGCAAAGGCCATTTTCCTGGCTCGCCTGTACCGAAGATAGAAGAAGCTGGCAATGTTAATTGCATTACTTCACCACCGATGTCGTTTGCCAATGCAACCGCAAGACGCTGGCTATAACGGCAAGCACGGCTGTCGCCTTGACCCGAACCCTTTTGGTTCTGTGGGCAGTCTACACAACGCTTGGACTGTGCGTTCTCAGACTTAGGGCTTGGCACTTCGCCATCTGCTGACCAGCAATCAGGTGCAGTTACTTCGCCTTCTACGAAAGACTTAGCATAGAAAGTACGAGATACCTTTGGAGATGCCGCAACGATAACTACATTCATCGCACGCTCTTCGTTCTTTGCTACTTCTTTGCCGTTGACCATCATGCGCCATACACCGCCCTTGATAGAGATACGCTTTAAGCCTGTGCTACCACTACCACCCATCAGGGCTTTCGTTGTGTCATCAAGCTCGGTAGTCTTTAAATAGCTAGGTAGACCAGCACCTAATACAGATAATTCATTACTCATTTGCACTACTCCTTAACGTTTAGTTATAACAATCGTTTGATTCTGATCCGCATTTAGCCCCGGCGGATGCAAGTCGGGGTTCTCCTCCAAAAACTGTTCCATGTTGCTGTTGTGGATTCGTTGTTGTAGCAACGCAAAAGCATCATGATCTTTTACAAATTGGTAAAACGAATGCCAGTCACTAGACCAATACTTTTTAGTGATTCGGCGGGAGATTGTGCCATGCTCAGTACGCATGGTGAACGTGCCTTGTTCCTTGCACAGTTCTAGAATTTCTTGGGACACCAAATCTTGTTGCTCTTGAAGGGCTTGTACTTCCTTCTCCAACTCAAGACGCTTTGCACGAATTTTGGTGTATATCTTAACAAGCCTATCGGCATTTATATCACTCATTTGCACTCTTCCTTTTTATTTATAACTACTATATTAATCCACTTCTTTACTTTGTCAAGTACCTTCAACAATATTTTTATACAAATCAATTAATCTTGAATGAATGTCGACTTTTTCAGACAGCATCTTGTAAATTCTTTTCTCTACTGGACTACCTTGTATGTGAACTACGGTGCAGGGATTACGTTGCCCAGCGCGGTGCACACGAGCGTTCGCCTGTAAATATGTTTCTATGGATGTAATCGGACCCCACCAGACCACGACGTTTGCGGCATGTAATGTAACACCATGAGCGGCGGCTTGCGGTTGTATTACAAGGACTTCGGGGCGGTCTTCTGTTTGGAACTTATTAAATATCTCAGTACGTTTTGTTGCAGTAATACCACCATGGATAACCCCTACTGCGTAGCCTTCCTTGTTTAATTCTTCAGCAATGATTTCGATTGCATGCCTAAACGGAACAAACACAATAACTTTATGGCTAGCTTCTTCGATAACTTCTAGCAGTGCGGTCATGCGACTCTTAGCATCAAACGATACAACTTCTCCACTATCCGAATAGACTGCGCCACATGAAAGCTGGAGTAATTTATTAAGGTTTGCCGCCGCATTTACTGTGGTGATTTCCTCACCCGCCGCAACGGTCAACATGTTTTTACGTAACATCTCGTAATACTTTTGCTGTTGTGTAGTTAGCGGTACTTCCCTAGTGGTGTAGGTCATGTCGGGCAAATCCAAACACTCTTCTTTGGTAAAGCG